CGCTCGCTCGTGGTTCAAGTTGTGGCCGGCCAGCAAGCCCTTGCCCAAGTTCGAGTGGATCATCATGTCCCTTGACACGGCCTTCACCGAGCGCACCCTCGACAAGCGCACCCACGACCCTGACCCGTCGGCCTGCGCCGTGTTCGGCATCTTCTGGCACGAGGACGTGATGAACGTGCTGGTCCTCGACTGCTGGAGCGACCACCTCGGGATGCCAGACCTCATCACCCGGGTGAAGCGCGAGTTGAACGTGGCCTACGGCGACGACGAGGACACCTCGCTCATCAAGCCGATGTTCGGCCCCCCCAAACCCATGACCAGCGGTCGCAAACCCGATCTGCTCGTCATCGAGGACAAGGGCAGCGGCATCAGCCTGCGCCAGTCGCTGTCAAAGGAAGGCATACACGCCTACCCCTACAACCCCGGTCGCGCCGACAAGCTGGCCCGCCTGCACATGGTAAGCCACCTGTTCGCCCGTGGTTATTTTTGGCTACCCGAAAGCGAAAAGCGGCCCGGCAAGCCGCGCACTTGGACCGAGCCCGCGCTGGACCAACTCTGCTCATTCCGGGGCGGCGGGTCCATCAAGCACGACGACTTCGTTGACGTTTTCAGTCAGGCCGCGCGCGTAATCATGGACAAGGGCCTGCTTTCCGGTGTAAAGCGAGAAAGCAAGTCCGTCCGCGAGGCCCCGGCCCCGCCGAAAACTCGCGTGAACCCCTACGCTATCTGAGGCCCGCATGGATCCCGAAGACGATCAGCCGGAAGAGAGCGAGGTTTACGAACTGGAGGACGAGGAGACCGACGTCGTCGACACGGAGGACGGTGGCGCTATCGTCACGCTGGACGAGGATGACAGCGACGAGCCGTCCGCGGATTTCCTCCAGAACCTGGCCGAGACGCTGCCAGACACCGAACTCAAGACGCTGGCCAGCCAAATCCTTGAGTTCGTGGAGCGCGACCGGGAGGCCCGGTCCAAGCGCGACGAGCAGTATGAGGAAGGCATCCGGCGCACGGGCCTCGGGGACGACGCTCCCGGCGGTGCGGGCTTCCAAGGGGCCAGCCGCGTGGTCCACCCGCTTCTGACCGAGGCGTGTGTCGACTTCTCGTCCCGCGCCATCAAGGAGTTGTTCCCGGCGAACGGGCCGGTCAAGGACTTCATCCCCGGCAAGGTCACTCGCGACAAGATCGCCAAGGCGCGTCGCAAGACGGCCTACATGAACTGGCAGTTGACGAAGCAGGCGCCGGAGTTCCGCTCGGAACTGGAGCAGCTTCTCACTCAGGTGCCGCTGGGCGGGGCGCAATACCTCAAGGTCGGCTGGAAAGAGGCGAAGAACCGCCCCAGCTTCCTGTTCGTCGCCATCGACGAGATGCTCATCCCGTTCGCGGCGACCAACTTCTACACGGCGCAGCGCAAGACCCACGTCCAGTACCTGACGCAACTGGACTACGACCAGCGCGTCGCCTCCGGCATGTATCGCGACGTGGACCTGGTTCCGGTGGGCATGGACCCTGACCGCACCAAGGCGGACGTCGCCAACGACAAGGTCGAGGGTCGCGAGGAGACCGCCTACAACGAGGACGGCCTGCGCACGGTCTTCGAGGTCCACACCACCGTCGACATCGAGGACGACCGCACGGACGGGCCGGCGCCCTACATCATCACGATAGACAAGTCGACGTCCTGCGTCCTGAGCATCTATCGCAACTGGGACGAGGACGACGAGACCGAGGAAGAACTCCAGTGGTTTGTGGAGTTCCCCTTCGTGCCGTGGCGGGGCGCCTACCCCATCGGCATCACGCACATGATCGGCGGCCTGTCCGCCGCGGCTACGGGCGCTTTGCGGGCGCTCCTAGACTCGGCGCACATCAGCAACAGCCAGACCATGCTGCAACTCAAGGGCGCGGGCATCGGTGGCCAGACCATCGACATCCAGCCCACGCAAGTGGCGCAGATCGAGGGCGGCATCGGCGCGGACGACATCCGCAAGGTGGCCATGCCGCTGCCGTTCAACCAGCCCTCCGCCGTGCTGTTCCAACTGCTCGGCTTCTTGGTGGAGTCGGGCAAGGGCGTCGTGCGCACCACCATGGACGACGTGTCCGATGGCAACGCAAACGTGCCCGTCGGCACCACCATGGCGAAGATCGAGCAGGGGATGGTGGTGTTCAGCGCCATCCACATGCGGCTTCACAACGCCATGGGCCGGTTGCTGGACATCCTGCATCGCCTCAACGGCATGTATCTCGACGACGATGCGCAGGAGGATGAACTCGGCGAGGAGATCGCGACCCGGGCTGACTTCGCCGGGCCGATGGACGTCATCCCCGTCAGCGACCCCAACATCTTCTCTGAGACCCAGCGCATCGCGCAAATCCAGACCATCGCCCAGCGGGCGGCGGTCCAGCCGAACCTCTACAACGCCCGCAAGGTGGAGGAGCGGATCCTTGAGACGCTGAAGGTCCCCAACGCCTCTGACCTGCTGGTGCCGCCCGTCGAGCCCAAGGAGCAGAACGCGGTGGCCGAGAACGTGGCCATGACCATGGGCCGGCCCGTCATCGCCTTCCCGCAGCAGGACCACATCGCCCACTTGGAGGCGCACCTCGGCTACATGCTGAACCCGGTGCTTGGCGCCAACCGGCTGATCGCCCCGCAGTTCCTGCCCGGTGTGCTGAACCACATCAAGGAGCACATGGCTCTGTGGTATGCCCAGCAGGTCTACGAGTTGAGCAATCAGGCGACCGGCATGGACATGGGCGACGCCGTGCGCGAGAACAAGAGCGTGGCGGACAAGCAGTCCTTCGACCGGATGCTGGCGCAAGCGTCGAACACCGTGTCGCAGCGCGCCGCCGAGGCGTTCGGCGACATGCCGCCGGTCATCGAGCAGGCCGTGCAGATGCTCCAGTCCATGTCGCCGCAAGCCCCGCAGGACCCCGCTGTCCAAGCCGCCATGGCCGAGACCGAGCGTCGGGCGGCTGCGGATCAGGCCAAGGCGCAATACGACGCCCAGCGCCTCCAGATCGAGCAGCAGGACAATCAGGTCGACGCGCAGATGCAGCAGGCCAAGCTGGAGGCTGAGATGCAGGCCGACCAGATGCAGCAGCAGGCCGAGGACCAGAGGTCTGCTATGGAGATGCAGGCTCGCGTCGCCATGAACGACGCCGACAACCAGACGGCCATGTTGCTCGCCCAGATGGGCGGCGACGAGCCGGCGGTGAACCCGAACCCCAACCCCCAGCCCTAGAGGACACCCCCCTGATGGCCAAGCCGACTGACAAGACCAAGGGGCCGGTCCCCCAGCACCACATGCTGGCGACGACCGGCAAGCCGCGCCCTGACAACGCGCGCAAGGGGCCGCTGCCGCCCAAATGAATCCCGACACGCTGATCAGGAGGCTGAAGGAGGCGCAAGCCGAACTCGCCCGGGGCCTCCTGATTACGCCTTCTGGGCGGGACGCCTTCGAGTATGGCCGAGCCGTCGGTCTCTATGAGGGATACGAGAGAACCTGGAACCTGATCGCGAACCTTTTTGAGGAATCGGAACGCGGCAAGTTCGACATCTAAGGAGCACACATGCAAAGCCTTGCAAACAAGATTACCTTTGACTACGGCACCGTGGACGAGGCGTTTCCGCCTTGCGACCCGCAGTTTGAACCGGGCGGCTCGCGGATTCTGGTGCAGTTTCGCACCCCGAAGAGGAAGACCAAGGGCGGCATCATCCTGACTGCCGACACCCGCGAGACCGAGCACTATAACACTCAGGTGGCCAAGGTTCTCGCCGTTGGCCCCCTCGCCTTCCACAACCGCAAGACGATGGTCTTGTGGCCTGAAGGCGCGTGGTGCGCACCGGGCGATTTCATTCGCGTCCCAAAGTACGGCGGAGATCGCTGGACGGTCCCGACGTTGGACGGGACAGACGAGGCCATCCTCGCCCTGTTCAACGACCTCGACACCCTTGGCCGAGTGACGGGCGACCCGCTCGCCGTCAAGGCCTTCATCTAGCCTGAAGGAGCCGTTCATGGCTGACGTTATGACCGAAGACGACGACATCGAGATCGTAGAGGTCGATGAGATCCCCGAGTCCACCGAGGAGCCCGAAGCCGCGGCGCCGGAGCCCGAGGCTGAGGAGCCCGAAGACGAGGACGACGATGAGGACGACGAGCGCCTAGCGGAGAGCCAGGACGACGCGGAAGACGACATCGTCAACCGCAACCGCGTCAAGCGGCAAAAGCGCCGGCAGGCCCGCAAGCAGGCCCAAGAGCGGCTTGAGGCCGAGGTCCGCGCCTTGCGCGACATCAACATGGAGTTGGCCCGCAAGGTCAACAACATCGAGGGTGTCCACCTCACACAGGCCGAGGCCAACCTCGCCAAGCAGCTTGACGTCGCTCGCGACGAGGTGCGTCAGGCCGAGACGATCATCGCCCGGGCGGTGGAGGCAGGTAACGGAGAGGACGTGGCTGCGGCCATCCGCCTCCGCGACGAGGCGAAATACCGCGCCGATCAGGTCGCCGTTGAGCAGCAGCGGTTCACTGAGACGCGGCGTGACCCGTCGCCACCTGTCGACCCGCGTGTGCGCACCTACGCCACGCAATGGGTGCAGGCCAACCCGTGGTACAACCCGAACGGCAAGGACGAGGCGTCGGTTCTCACCCGTCGCATCGACCAAGGGCTTCTGGCGGAGGGCTACGACCCGACGACCGAGGGCTACTACCGCGAGTTGACCCGTCGCGTGGAGGCCCGCTTCGGCGGCGCGTCCGCTCCCGCCGAGGAGCCCGCTCCTGCTCCGCGCAAGAAGGCTCCGCCGATGGGCGCCACCCGCGAGCACACTCCGACTGCTGGCCGCAAAATCCAAGTGCGTGTGACGCCGGAAATCCGCCAATCCCTTGAGGAAGCGGGCTACTGGGACGACCCCGCCATGCGCAACAAGATGCTCCGCCAGATCGCCGAACGGCAGAAGAACACCCACCGGTAAAAAAGGACGCGACAATGCTTGAAGATGATGATAGGCTTAAGAAGGAAATCGGTGCTGGACGCCGGTCCCGCGCCTCGGAAGACCGCAATGTCACCGAGGACCGCGTGAGGACTGATGACGACCGGCTCGCCATGTTCCGTATGCAGATGCACAACGATGCGCTGCCTGACTTGCCTCCGATCCCCGGCTACCACGTGTGCTGGTTGACGACGACTAACCCCCGCGACAGCATTCATCGCAGGATGATGCTGGGGTACAGCCCGGTGACTGCGGAAGACGCACCCGGTCTGGATTACGCCACCCAGAAAACGGGTGAGTACGCAGGGATGATCGGCATCAACGAGATGCTCGCGTTCAAACTGCCATTGAACCTCTACGAAGCGTTCATGCAGGAAAACCACCACGACGCCCCCGCCCGCGAAGAAGAACGCATGGCCGACACCACCGAGAGCCTGGTGGAAGAAGCCAACAGGGCAGGGTCACAGGTGCAGATGGGTGACGGCACGGCATCGCTTCGCTCCAGCCCTTCCGTCCGTGGGGTCTTCACCTCATAGGGCGGGTCCATAAACCCACTCGAATGAGGTAAGACGCATATGCCCGCGACTTCCCAGCCGTTCGGCCTTCGTCCCGTCTATTCACCTAGCGGCGTGATTCGTCCCGTCGCTATGTCGATCCTGACGGGCTACGGCGTGAACATTCTCCAGAACCAGCCGATCAAGATCGGCACCAACGGCACCGTCGAAGCCGCCGCCATCGGTGAGCGCTTCGTCGGTGTCTTCCAAGGCGTCGAGTTCACCGACAGCGAGGGGCGCCGCCGCGTGTCCAACCGCTGGGTGGCCTCCACTGCCGCCACCGACATCGTGGCTTACGTCACGGTCGATCCGACCATCGTCTACGAGATCCAGTCCTCGGCGACCATCGCCGTGGCCGACATCGGATCGCAGGCGGACTACACCGTCATCACCGCCGGCTCCACCGTCACTGGCCTGTCGCAGCTTATGCTCGACGCCGCCACGCTGACTGCCGCCGCCAGTGCGTCGCTGCGGATCATCAACGCCTCGCCCGGCCCCGACAATGCGTTCGGGGACGCCTTCGTCATTCTTCAGGTCCAGATCGCCGAACACCAGTTCGTCGCTGACCGCGTTGCCTTCTAAGGAGGACCCACACTATGGCTAATCCCATGAGGTCAACCGACTTCCGCTCCATCGTCGAACCGATCATGAATGAATCGTTTGACGGCGTGTACAACCAGCGCGCTGACGAGTGGAAGCAGGTCTTCAAGGAGTTCCAAGGCACCCAGCGGAACTACCACGAGGAAGTGATGCTGTACGGTATGGGCGCCGCGCCGGAACTCCCGGACGGCATGGCCGTCACCTACCAGTCGGGTGGCGTGCTGTTCCTCCAGCGGTATATCTACCGGGTCTACGGTCTGGCCTTCGCGCTGACCAAGGTCCTGGTCGAGGACGGCGATCACATCCGCGTCGGGCAGACCTACTCCAAGCACCTCGCCCAGTCTCTGGTCGAGACCAAGGAGACCCTCGGCGCCAACGTCGTGAACCGTGCCTTCAACGCCGCGTTCCCGGGCGGTGACGGCGTGGCGCTCATCAGCGCTAACCACCCCATCGTCAACGGCACCTTCTCCAACCAACTGAACACCGCTGCGGCGCTGTCTCAGACCTCGCTGGAGCAGATGCTCATTCAGATCCGCAACGCCGTGGACAACAACAACAAGCGCATCCGTCTGACGCCGAAGAAGCTGGTGATCGGTCCATCCAACACCTTCCAAGCCGAAGTGCTGCTCAACTCCGCGCTCCGCGCCGGCACGGCCAACAACGACATCAACCCCGTCAAGTCGATGGGTATGCTGTCCGAGGGTCAGGCCAACCTCGCTCGTATTACCTCGACCACCGCTTGGTGGATCCAGACCGATGCGCCCGAGGGGCTGAAGCTGGCCAAGCGTCGCGGCCTTGAGAAGTCCATGGAAGGTGACTTTGAAACCGACTCCATGCGCTACAAGGCAACAGAACGCTACGCGTTCGGGTGGTCTGACCCCCGTGGTCTCTACGGCACCGCCGGCATCTAAGGGATTGAGGCCGGGAGCAATCCCGGCCTCTACCCTGTAGCCTTGTAACCCCTCGGAGACTCGCCAAATGGCTCAAACTCACAACAACGGCCCTCTGGCTTCCGGCGACAAGCTGCCCGGTACGCCCGGCGGCAACAACATCGGGCTGGCGGTTCTGTCGCAGACCTTCCTGATCGACTTCGACGCGACCTTGGTGCAGACCCGTTCTGTTCTGCTCCCGGTCAACAGCCAGATTGTCAACATTTTCTGCGACGTGCTGACCGCCTACAACAGCGCCACTTCGGCGACGCTGACTGTGGGTACCGCTGCGGCGGGCACCCAGTACGCCTCGGGCGTCAACGCCAAAACCGCTGGCCGGACCACCCCGACCTTCACGGCGGCGCAACTGGCCGCGATGGACGACACCGGGACGAACGAAGGCGTGTTCGCCACCGTGACCTCTGTCGGTCAGCCGACTGCCGGTCAGGTCCGCGTGACCGTCAACTACGTCCAGACCACGGGCATCTAAGTTCGGGGGCCGGTCTTCGGATCGGCCCTCACCTCTTTCGGAGACGACACCATGCGTCCAGTGACAATCAGCCAGACCGGCATCGGCAACAGCGCGGTTGTCATTCCGGACTACATGCTCAACCCCTTCAACATCGGGGTTGCTGTCCGCGTGACGGGCACCGTCACCTACACGGTTGAGCACACGTTCGACGACGTGTTCGCCGCCACATTCAACCCCGCCACGGCCACCTGGTTCGCGCACACGACCCTCACTTCTCTTTCGGCGAACGCGGTCAGCAATTACGCCTTCGCCGTCCGGGGGATCCGCGTCACCGTCACCGCCGGTTCCGGCACAGCATCACTGACCATCGTCCAGTCGGGCGTGGCGTCTAATTAAAGGACACTGGCATGACCGACACACTCTCTGTTGGCGGCGGCAATACGGACTTCGCCGCGAAGGTGGCGCTGGCTGCCGAAGGTGGGTCCGCTTTCGTGGGTCGCATTAATCTGCTGCGGCAGGTTGAGGAGGCGGCGGCCAAGGCCAAGCAGGATCTCGGTATCGCGGGCGACGCAGCAGTCGTCTTCGAGCAGGCCAACGCCAAGCTGGCCGAAGCCAAGGAGCGGGTCGCCAAGGCCAAGGCGGAAGCCGAGGCCGTCTTGGTCAAAGCCAAAAGCGCTGCCGACGACACATCGGAGAAAGCGAACGCCACGCTCGCTGAAGCGGAGAAGACCCTTAAAGCAGCCACGGCTGAAGCCAAGGCTGTGCGAAGCGAGGCGGACAAGGCGCTTAAGGCCGCCCAAGCCGAGGCTCTGGAGATGGTTCGGTCGGCCAAGGCCCAAGTGGGGGACATACAGCAAGCGTCTGCCGGCGCGCAGGCGGCGCTTTCCAGCGCCCTTGACCGCAAGGCCAAAGCCGAGGCGTCCGCCGCAGTTCTGGAGGGCGCCGCTCGCGACTTTTTGACTGCAATCAGGGGTGCCACCGATGCCGGTTAACTACAACACCAACGTCAAGAACAGCCGCATGACGGATGTCCGCGACGCTATTGATGCGGGTTCGGGTCCCGGCACGTTGGAAATCTGCACGTCTGGCTACGCGACTGTGCTGTCGACGATCACGTTGTCCGACCCGTGCGGCACAATTTCCGGCGGCGTGTTGACGTTCAGTGGGACGCCGATAAGCGCTACCGCGTCTGCCAACGGCACGGCGGCGCTGGCGCGGTTCAAGGACTCCACCGGCACTGTGGTCGCGGACGGCCTGACGGTCGGCACCAGCGGCCAGAATGTCACCGTCAGCACCACGACGTTCACTTCTGGCCAAAATGTTGACATGACCTCTGCCACGCTAACGCACGGGTAAGGCACATGGCTGACAACGTAGGCTACACACCCGGCTCAGGTGAGCGTGACCGCCTTCACCCTGAACGCCGGCGGGGCGTGAGGCCATGAGCCTGGCCGAACGTGTCGCCGCCGCCGATCTCGCCGGTCTTCCAGACTGGCGGGTCGCCGAGCTGCTGAATATCCCTGACCCCAGCCTTCCGGAGGTTGTCACCCTGGAGCAGACCCTTCTGGGGCCGGCGGGCATTATGGTCGCCCTCGGCCCCGAGGCCGGGGCGCGGGTTCTTAACGCCATCGAAGCGGGCGCGGTGCAAGACGCGATGCTGCGCTGGGTCTTCTACATTCTGAAGGACGGCGGGGTCGATATGGCTCACGCCTTTGTCCGCGCCGGGCTCGACGACCTGGCGGCGGCGACGGTCATCACCGCCACCGACGCGCAGATTCTGAAGGCTAGCGCCGAGCGCCGCCGGTTCCCGTCTTGGGCGGAGCATAACCAAATCGAGGTGACGGCCCGGTCGGTGGGACTGGCCCGGGGAGCAGTGGGGTAGATCATGGCTGTCGCAAAATGGGCAACCCCAAGTGCCCGCTCTTCAAACTTTGCTGGCACGACGCTCAACTCTCTGGCCAACGCCGGGGAGTCCTCCGTCGTCACCTACGACAACAGCACGAACCGGGACCTTTACGGCCTGGTGACCATCAAGCTCGGCTCCATCACCCCGGCGACGGGCGGCTCCGTCTCCGTCCGGGTCACGCTGAATGACGGCACGGACACAGCGGACAGGGTCGGCGGCGACCTCTATGTGGTGCCCCTCACCTCGGGCGCGAGCGCAAAGGTGGCGGTCATCAACATGGTCCGCCTCTACCCATATTCAATGCGGTTCTCAGTTGTAAATAACGCTGGGGTGGCCTTGGCGGCTTCGGGAAATGAACTCTACGTCCGGCCCTGGAACGAGGACGTCTCCTGATGCCCCGAGGCGTCTCGCCTGTCGATGAGGCACGGCTTCAGGCGCGGCTCTGGACGCCAGCGCTAGTGCTTCCAGCGGTGTGGCTGGACGCCGCCGATCTAAGCACGATCACCATTGCCACGGGTGTCAGCGAGTGGCGCGACAAGAGCGGGAATGGTCGGCACATGACGGCTCCTGGTACTCCACCAGCGTTGGCCGCAAACTCGCTAAACGGGTTGAACACCATCGCGTTTGACAACAGAACCACCACACAGACGCTCACGAATGCCTACAGTTACAGCGGCACGGACATCACGCTCGTGTCTCTAGCTTATTCATTAAGAGGCAGTGCACGGACAATTTACCCGCGGCTTTGGTCGATGAATGCCACTGGTCAAACTGACTTCGGCAATACCACTGGACTACTCCTGACCTATGGCGCTGGAAGCCCGAATAACGCATCAATATTCCGTAACAATGCGATTATGGCGCAATCGTCGCAAAATACGAACGACCAGTGGGCACTACATATCGGAACGAAATCCGGCGGAAGCGCGACATTCTCAAGCAACGGCGAAGCGCGGGTTGTTGGATCGACGTCGAACACACCCTTTGGGTTTAATATCATTCGCATAGGAAATGACACAGCGGCGGTGGACTCGGGTTTGTTCGGTAATGTTGCCGAAGCGATGATATTTTCTTATGCGCTCAACTTATCGCAGCAGCAAACAATTGAGGGCTATCTTGCCTGGAAGTGGGGTCTTGTCGCGAACCTGCCCGCCGCGCACCCGTTCAAGAACCGACCGCCGCTGATCGGAGACTAAGCTCATGGCCCTGCGGATTCGCGTCCCGGCCTTGTCCGCCGGGGCTCCTGGCGGGGCGATTACCGGCTCTCTGGCGGTCACGGAGGCGCAGGACGTCGCTGCGCTCAGCGTCACCGTCATCAACCCGATTAGCATTTCGCTGGCCGCCACCGAGGCGCAAGACGTCGCGGCGCTTAGCGTCACCGTCACCAATCCGATCAGCGTTTCTCTGGCCGCCACCGAGGCGCAAGACGTCGCGGCGCTTAGTGTATCGGTGCGCAACACCGTATCGCTGGCTGCTACCGAGGCGCAGGACGTCGCGGCGATTGACGTAAGCGTCAGTGGTGCGACCGTCACCGTCGCCCTAGACGCCACCGAGGCGCAGGACGTCGCTGCGATAGGCGTGACCGTTAGCAGCACGACTGTAACTGTCGCGCTGGCTGCTACCGAGGCGCAGGACATCTCCGCGGTCAACGTGTTGGTGCGCAACGTCGTCGCGCTGGCCGCCGCAGAAGCGCAAGACATCGCCGCGATCAGCGCGGTGGTGCGCAACGTCGTCACGCTGGCCGCCACCGAGGCGCAGGACATCACCGCTATCTTCATTGATTCGGGGCCGGGACCCTCTGAGCAATTTACGGTGAGCGGCCCCTATGTTACAGATACCTTCACCACAACCACCCTGTCGTACCCCTACGACATCAAGAGGCGCACGGCCTGACATGTACGACCTGTCACTCAGAGAGCAGACAGAGCGGGCTAGAGCCGCCATTCAAGAAGCCTTGGGCCTGTTCAACGGAGCGCAAGTTGCGCCGCCCGGACAGCCTCCCCGCCCGCCTGTTCCCTCCGCAGGTGCGCTCCCGTCTCCCGCCGCTCCTTCGGGACCGGGAGCCGCGGGGCCGCCGGGTCAGGCCCAAGGCACCCCGTTCGCCGGCGCCGCGTCGAACCCCGCCCTGCGCCAGCAGCAGGGCGCCATGGGCTCTCTGGAAGCCGCCATGCGCCAACCCCTCGTCCGCTCCGGCGGCCCACTCATGCCGGATTTCTGACGGTGAAGGGCTACACGGACACCACGCGCACGGTCTACATGTCGGAGGGCGGCAAGGCCAAGTCCCCGGCTTGGACCCGCAAAGCAGGGCAGGATCCGGACGGTGGTTTGAACGCCAAGGGCCGCGCCTCCTACAACCGCGCCAATCCCGGAAAGCCGGGCCTGAAGCGCCCCCAGCCGGAGGGCGGCCCGCGCCGCGACAGCTTCTGCGCCCGGATGAAGGGCATGAAGGCGAAGCTGACCAGCGCCGAAACCGCTCGTGACCCCAACAGCCGCATCAACAAATCCCTGCGCGCTTGGAACTGCTAACCGAGGACTCGACCCATGAAGGGCTACAAGAACAGCACCAAGACGGTCTACGAGACCGAGGAATCCGCCAACTACGCCAAGGGCGGCATGGCCAAGGTCGGCAAGGTCATGGGCGAGTTCAAGCGCGGCACGCTGCACAGCGGCTCGAAGAAGGGGCCGGAAGTCACCAACCGCAAGCAGGCTATCGCCATCGGCCTGAGCGAGGCCCGCAAGGCTGGCGCCAAGGTGCCGGCTAAAATGCGCAACGGGGGCAAGGTCGGTTGCTAGACCGGCCCTAGTCCTATACAATCGCACCAGACAGGTCTGCTGTGACTAGCGGACTGCTGACCCCAACAGCGGACCTGCCATGGCCTACTCCGGCACAATCTCGCAGACGGTGTTCGATACCCGACGGGTGATCGACAACGCCTTCCGGCGCGCGAAGATGCTGCCCGAGACCGTGTCCGGCGAGCAGATCGACATCGCTCGCGACCAGCTTTACCTGCTGACCTCCAACCTCGCCAATCGCGGCGTGCCGCTGTGGTGCGTTGAGAAGATCATCGTGCCGCTCTACGAGGGCGTTGGCGACGTCACCCTGCCCGCAGGCACTGTCGACATCCTCAACGTCAACCTGCGCGTCTTGCAGGAAGTGACCGGCGTCAACACCGTCACCTCGACCACCTACAGCACATCGTTCGGCACCGACACGCCCGTCACCACCGTCGGGGTGCTGTGGGCCGCAGCCGCCGTGCCGATCATCTTCGAGCGGTCTACCGACGGCGTGGGGTGGATCACCGTCCAGTCCGAGACGCCGTCCGCCTCTGCTGGCCAGTGGACGTGGTTCGACGTCTCGCAGATCATCTCCGCGCCCTACTTCCGGGTGCGCGCCACGAGCGGCACGCTGTCCTACAGCCAGGTCTACTTCGGCAACAACCCGACGGAAATCCCGTTCGGCAGGCTGAACAAGGACGACTACACCAACCTGCCCAACAAGGCGTTCAAGTCGCTCCGCCCCCTGCAATACTGGTTCGACCGGCAGGTCCCCGCGCCCGTCATGCACCTGTGGCCGGTGCCCGCCGCCGGCTCCACCGTCTACCAGATCGTCGCGTGGCGCCACCGGCACATCATGGACGTCGGCACGATGACGCAGGACGTTGAGGTCCCGCAGCGGTGGCTCGACGCCGTAATCTCCATGCTGGCCGCCAAGCTGGCGTCGGAGATCCCCGAAGTGCCCGCCGACATGATCCCGCTGCTCGACGCCAAGGCCACGCAGGCTGAACTCGAAGCGTGGGGTGAGGAGCGGGACAACTCGCCCATCCGCTGGGCGCCCAACATCAGCGCCTATACGAGGTAAGTCCGATGCCGCTTTACCTTGACACCCGTGGCCGCTCGACCCTTGGAATCGGCCTGTGCGCCCGGTGCAGCCGCAAGTTCTCGCTGGACGACCTGCACTCCGACCCGAACTTCCCGGGCCTGATGGTCTGCAAGGACGACCTCGACGAGTTCGACCCCTACCGGCTTCCGGCTCGCCAGACCGAGGACATCACGCTGCGCTTCGTGCGGCCCGACGAGAGCATCGCCACGGACCCCGCAGGCGTGATTCTGGAGAACGGCGACTACTTCCTCGTCACCGAGGACTTTGAGGAGTTCCTGCTGCCGTGAGCGTTCCCAGCAACCTCGTCCCGACGCGCATCTCCCAACTGACCGAGTATTTCGGGTCGGACGCGAACGGCTACCTACCCTACATCATCGGCGGCGTCACCTACAAGGTGAAGTTCTCCACACTGAACATCGCCGGCGCAGCGGTCTCGTCGTTCAGCGGCGGCACGACCGGCCTGACGCCGTCGACGCCGACCAACGGCGCCGTGACGCTGGGTGGTGTCCTGGCTTTGACCAACGGCGGCACGGGCGCCACGACGGCTTCCGGCGCGCGCACGGCGCTCGGCCTTGGCACCGCAGCGACAACCAACGCCACGGACTACGCCACGGCGGCGCAGGGCACGAAGGCCGACACTGCTGTCCAGACTGTCGCCTCGGCTGACGGGTCGGTCACGGTCACAGGCACGACGGCTATTGATCTCGCCGTGGCGGCGACCACCAACATGATCGCGCGGGTCCGCAACAACACCGGCTCGACCCTGACCAAAGGCACGGCGGTCTACATCAACGGCGCCGTCGGCCAACTCCCGACAGTGGCGAAGGCGCGGGCCGACACCGACGCGACTTCGGCGCAGACCCTCGGCATCATGTCGGCGGACGTTGCCAACAACACCAACGGCAACGTGACGGTCATCGGGCGCGTGGCGAACGTGGACACCTCGGCCTACACAGACGGCCAGCAGTTGTATCTCAGCGGCGTGACCGCCGGGGCGCTGACGGCCACCAAGCCCTACGCCCCCCTGCACATCGTCTATGTGGCGGTGGTCGAGCACGCCCACCCGACGCAGGGCTTGCTGTTCGTCAAGGTGCAGAACGGCTACGAGTTGGACGAGTTGCACGACGTGGCCGCGCAGTCGCCGTCCAACGGCCAGACCCTCGTGTTCAACAGCACCAACAGCCTGTGGGAGAAGAACACCGTCTCCTTATCGGCAGGCGTCAACGGCAATTTGCCCACCGCGAACGGCGGAACAGGCCAGACGTCCTACACCAACGGGCAGCTGCTGATCGGCAACAACACCGGCAACACGCTGACGAAGGCCACGCTCACGGCGGGGACGGGCATCAGCATCACCAACGGCAATGGCTCCATAACCATCGCATCGACCGCGTCCGGCCCCTCGCTGGCGCAGGTCATCGCCATGGCCGCCGCTCTCTAAGGACTGAACCTCATGGCTGTCACCCCCACCTCAATCGTCACGCCGCAGCGCCCTTGGTCGGCTACCGCCGTCGCCACCACGGCGAACAGCACCTACACGGACACGCCGACCAACAGTGTGCTGCTGACCCGCCAGGACCTGCTGCCACCCAACCCGTTCACCACGCAGAACGGGCAGCCGACGGTGACGGTCCTGCATCCCGATCACGGCCTGTTCACTGGGATACAGATTACGTTTAGCGGGGCGGCGGCTGTGGGTGGCATCACGCCGTCGGGCGCCTACACCGTGACGGTGTTGACGGCGGACACCTACACCATCACCCATGGCTCCAGCGCCACGTCGGGCGTGACGGGCGGCGGCTCGGCGGTGCTGGGGCAACTGGCCCGGACTGCGGTCAACGGGGTGCGGCTCACGAGCCTCACGGCGCTGGCCCGCGCCACGGTCACGGCGACTGAACTGCAACTGTATATCTCCAACGACGGCGGCACGACCAAGCGGCTCATCCACTCGAAGCTGATGGCGGCTTACACGGTGGTGGGAACCGCCGGCCAGCCGGTGGTTGACTTCGGCTACTCGGACAGCAACCCGCTGTTCCTGAGCGCTTCCGACACGCTGTATGTGGCGATTGGTGTGACGCTGGCTAACGGCATTGTGTTCCGCGCGGCGGGCACCGGCTACTAACATGCCCGTCAACACCCTTGGTCCTGTTGGTCTGACAGCCCAGTCCATGAGCATGGCTGCTGGGACCCAGAGCCTGTTCGAGGGCGGCATGAGGATGCAGGCTCAGGGGATGGACGGGCGGAAGAAGGGGGTTCGCGTTTTCCAAATCTCCCCGGCGGTCAACGGCAGGACTACTTGGAATCTCGATGCTGACGGACCGCTAAATTTGGCGTCTGAAGGTTCTTGGACCATAACGCCAATTTCATCGTTTGGCGTCAACGTCAAAGCGTGGGGTGAGGGTGGCGGCCAAGGTGGGGGCGGTGGGGCTGGACTTTTTGGCGCTGGGGCTTTTGCGGGTGGTGCAGTCACGCTGATAGCGGGCGTAACAATCACGCTCGGCGTTGGGCAGGGCCGTGGACCTGCGCCTGTAAACGGACCCCAGGGCGGCGGCTGGTCGGGCCTGTTCGTCACCTCTTCAAGCCTCGCCATTCTGATCGCCGCCGGCGGCGGCGGCGGCGGCTTCAGCTCAATGAGCGTTTCTGGCGGCCCTGGCGGGTGGCCCTCGGGCTCCCCAGGAGCCCTCGACCCGAGCGGCAACGACGCTGGAGGCGGCCCCGCCACGCAATCTGCGCCCGGAACCGGGGGATCGCCCGGCGGCGGTCTTTTCTCCGAGAGTGGTTCGCCAGGCTCGGGGCGGAATGGTGGCTCAGGCGGCTATGCCGGAGGCGGCGGCGGCGGCGGTTACTTCGGCGGCGGCGGCGGGGCCGGGTCCGATTTCTCCGGCGGCGGCGGTGGTGGCGGCTCCAGCTACTTCGACCCGGCCCGCGTCTCCAGTGCTTCAATGCTGTCCGGTTCGGGCACGACGCCGGGTAACGCATCCGACCCACAACGCGGCACCGCTGGTGCGTCACTCAGTGGCAGGCTCATTCTCTCGTAAGGACCGCAGGACGATGCTCTACCAACGCAAGACCCTCCCCGACACCCTCATGGGCGACCCCGCCCCGCTCCCCGCCGAACTGGTGGGCCTTGCGGACGTGAGCCTTGCCGATCTGTCCGCCGCCGTGCCCGACGCGGCTGTGGAACTCGGCTACGAGGGGCAGGGCTTCTTTCCCTTCACGCCTGAACCGCCCCCGCCCCCTCCGGTCGATGAACTGCACAAGGTGGACTTTCTGCGCCTGTTCACGCAAGCCGAGCGCATCGCCATCCGGCAGGCGGCGAAGGTGAACCCG